GGCATCGTGAGCTCCTTTAACACTTTATCCACATAATACAGCATTTTCGCTACTAAGGAACCCCGCGCGTGGGAGGCCGCGCGGGGGAGCCAGTAGCTCTTGCGGTGTGGAAGGAAGAACCGCATGGTCGGAATATGCCTGAAAATAGCGCTTGTGTCTATGTTCACAATTTGTTAACATAGGGTATAAACCGAATCAAACTCGTGCTGGGAGGCACACAAAAATGTCAAAACTAAATATCAAACCAGTCAATAACGGTAAAACTCCAGCAGACCGCAACCGCTTCTGCGGGCCAGCCGTAATCAGTGCGCTAACTGGCATGACAACATCAGAGGCTGCGCGCCTTGTGCGTCACGTCAGTGGTCGTAAAACCATAAAAGGCACTTACACTTGGGAGGTCAAGCACGCTTTAGCTGCCTGCGGTATCGAGTGCCAAAGATACTCGCGTTTCTGCGGAGAGCCTCTACGCAAGGCAAACCCAACACTTGCGCAGTGGCTAAAGGCTACCGTAAAGGAGCGCACAGCAGACCGCGTGTATCTACTTGTCGCCGGCAACCACTACCAACTTGTGCAAGGCCGTCGCTATGTATGCGGCATCACAAAAGACATCGTGTCAATCAAAGACAAAAAGGTTAAGCGCCGTGCGCGTGTGACCGAAGTCTATGAACTTGTGGCTGACGCTAAAATCGTCATCCCGCAAGAAGCACGTAAACCCAAAACAACGCGTAACGATAATCACCGCGCACGCGCGCAACGCCTTGCCAAGCAGCTCGGCATCACAATCGACATCGAACGCTACTACGATTTCGATGGGTCACGTGCCTTCCAATACTGGCTACAGTATGACGGTGACTATGATTACGTCGACGCGGGCGTGATCGAAGGCCACTGCTCGTATGACTGGCAGGAGGTTCTTTGGAAGCTCGCAGAGATCAAGGAGCACGTGTCACAATGACCTTCTTCTACGCGCTCATCATCGAATACGCTTTGCAGGGGCACACCCTGCAAGCACGCATGTACCTCGAAAGCTCAAAGGCGTGTTACGACGCTCTGAGAGCCGCGGAGGCGCTGTCAGACGCAATGCCAGCTGATCTCTATTGCGAGAACACTGGCAAGCTGTCTGGCTCAATCCGGCCGATGTTACGGCCAAGTAACCCAAGTACAGGAGAATAAAACATGGGTATTACATCTGAAGTCAAAAAAGCACCACGCTCAAAAGAAATCGAGCAACGTGTACTAACGGTCACACCGGCGCACGCTGAAAAGTGGCTAACTATGAACAGCCCCGACAATCGCCGCATACGTCCATCGCATGTGCGTCACCTCGCTAAGCAAATGGAGCTTGGGCGCTGGATGCTAAGCCCAGAGCCAATCGTGTTCAGCCCGCAGCACCTACTAGACGGCCAGCATCGGCTATCAGCCGTGCTTATGAGCGGATGCACGATAGAGGCGTCTGTCGCGCTCGTGCAAAATGAAGACGTGTTCCGCGTGCTCGATCAGGGCGTCAATCGTAACCTAACCGATCTAACATGCATTCCGTCGCCCGTGCTTACGCCGCTACAGTGGCTCTTGAAGCACAGCGTCACCGGAATACGCGGTAAAATCGTGATCGACGACATCGAGAGGATTAGAGATGAAAACATATTCACGCTTTCGTACCGCATAAACGACGTGATTAAACCAAAGGATCGACGGTTTAAGTCCGCCGCATTCCGCGCGGCATACATTATGGCCGTTGAACTCAAGATGTGCACCCAAGAGACAGCCGACAGGGTCTACACCGACTTGTCGCACATGAATATGACAGAGTGGTCACGCATGATGCAGAACCTGTTTCACCAGTTTGAGACGCTAAAAGCGCAAGGCACAACAAACAACCTACGCAACGAAGTCTTTATGCGGGCGCTTTATATGTTTTCAGAGGCGGAAAGTAAAAAGACATCAATCCGCATAACTGAACAATTCGTCGCTAACGCAGAAAAACGGGTTCGCAATCGCATAAACCTACTTTATCGTAAAGGCGAACACTAGAAGAACACCATGGGCGCCTCATCAGCGCCCACCGTAAGCCATGAGTGCGGGGGCGGGTTTTTACCTCATTATTTTTACCGCCAAACCATGGCAGCGTGAGCCGGTGCGACATTCACCAGTGATCACGCACTAGAGGGGCGATTGGTTCACGCCCCTCTTTTTACGTCTAAACAACCCCACGAATACTACGCTTCAGCGGCTTGCTCCAGCTTCCCGCGGACGCGCGGCCAAACGCCATCGTCGTGTGATCATTCGCCAGCGACAAGCACACAGCATCCGCGCGGTCAGGCGAATTAACGCCGCGCTTCTTCATCGCCTCCTTCGATTCAACTTGCATCTTGCCCGAGCTGGTAAAGTGATACCTTGGCGCCGCTAAATCCGCATACAACGCATCATCGCGGGGCAGCTTAACGTCGAGCCCCTCGAGCCACGCCTTCGCCTTGAACCACAGCTCAGCGCGCAAGTTGATGTACGTGTCCTTCTGAGACGACCTCTCCGCGACATTCAGGCCACGCGCCGGCAGCTCAAGCTCCCGCAAGCGATCCAGAACACCCGCGCCAAAGCCATTGCTGTCAACGATGATCTCGATCGGGCGCTTGGACGGCGGCAGCGCATCATACTCCGCCTTCACGGCGCCTGTGAGCTGCATCAAATCGAGATTTCGCCAGACCGTCAGAGGATGGATCACTGGGCCTTGCCGCTTGCACAGCACGCTGCTGTCGTTACCCTGCCGCGCGACGTCCAAGCCCCAAATGGCCGGCGTATCTTCGTCAATGCGTATCTCGTTGTTCATCGCGTGCTCGATCAGCGACACCGGAATAACCGTGTCCTCCTCGCTCGGGGGAAAGTTGCCAAGTACACGCACATGATACGCGGGGCTGTCCTCGCCGTACCGCTTCTTCATGTCCTCAACAAAATCATCGCTCACGCGCGGGCTCGTGACGCAGCTCACATGCATCGTGTACCAGTCGTCGCGCAGCCGATTGTGCGTGTCGTAAAAGAAGCCCGTGTTCCGCGTCGGGTTGCCCGTGAGCACCGTCGTGGCGTTGTGGCCGGACATCGAACCAGACGCAGCCTCGAAGACCGCGTTGGGCACGCCAGACGCCTCGTCGGCAATCAGAAGCACGTTCTGGCTGTGAACACCCGCCAACGCCTCCGGCTGCTCCGCGCGCGACGTCCTGCACGAAATAAACGTGCTCTCGGGCTGGCTCTTCAGCTCAATGCGATCACTCTTGATCTCGAGGAGGTCGTTAAACGGCGGCTTCAGGCGCTTGGCGACGTTCTTCATCTCCGCGAAGCAGGCGTCGAAAAGCTGAGAGCTGGTGGGCGCCGTGACAACCGTCTTGCTCGGGATGCGCATCAACACATGCCACACAGCTGCCATCGCGACGGCCGTCGACTTCCCAACGCCGTGGCCAGAGCGAACGGATATGCGCCGCTCCGCAGGGGCAGCGATCGCGTCTAAGAGCTCCGTCTGCCACTCGTCAGGCTCGATGCCGATGACCTCGCGGGCAAAGGCAACCGGATCATCGCGGTAGCGACGCATTAACGTAATAAACGGGTTTTCGTGGGATTTTTTTTGCGGGGTCATGTTAACACCTGTTTATGGGGTACGGGGGTGGGGGTGCGTGGGGGCGTCCTTTGCATTTGCACCCGCCCGCCGAATCGAAGGGGGGGGTCAAACGCGGCCGCTCGGCGCCGGTATGCGCGAGGCGCATAGGTCACTCCGATAATGTCGATTATGTTAAATTCCATTTCTTGCATGCGACATATAAATAAGGCGTTTGCGCTATGCCACGCGCCAGCGAGCCATGCAAATAACGCAATGGCACAAGATGTAGTGTCAATCGATTGTAATTGAACGCTCGTTCTGTTATTCGCGCGCACGCGTATGCGACTGTGAGCCAATGTGCGATTTCGCCGCTCACACGTCATCACGACCCTGCTCCTGTTCGAGAGCACGCATAAGCACCTGACGAAAGCCGTGCTCAAAGAAGAACGCGTAAAGCTCTTTCGACATGTCCACGCTCAGCGTAGCAGAGCCATCCTCGTGCTCAGTGATCTCGATTACCTTTACCTCGTTAGACGTCGTCATCGTCTACCTCTACCGCTTCACCGTCGATCACGTCGCCAAGTAACGCCGCAGCCTGCGCATGCAAGTCGTTCACGCTAATGTTGATCGCCACGTCACGTTGCCTCGTATCGTACTGCGCGTTCAGCTTGGACGCCATCCACTTGTCCGTATCCACTTGCAAGCGCGCTACGTTGACCATCGACGGATCAGTGTTCTGCGCCGTATCGACTGCACGCTCGGCGTAATAGTGTCCGGCCTCTAGCTGTGCAGTCGCGTAACGATCACGTCGACCGGCTTTAGCGTCCAACCACTTCGCCCACAGCTTGTACCCGATGTTCTGCTCTTTCATGATGTTACGCACGCTCTTGCCCTGCGCTATCTGCTCGAACAGCTCATCCTCACCGACCTCTTCGAGCGCCGCTAACTTTGCCTTCGCGATGTTACTTCTTCCCATCAGACATCATCTCCCCAGTTAGTGCAGAGTATCCGCAGATGTCGACCCACGTATCCGACTTGTCTGGCGATGTGAGCGAGCGTGACATCTTCAGCAGCATCATCATGTTACCCACATCCATCGGTGAAACAGCCACGTTCAGGTACGCTGTCCACAGCCGTGCGATGCTTTCAAAGCTATCCTTTGCATTCCCGTAATCATCGTGCCTATCACCGCTGATCAGTGTCTTTGCGATATCTAATATTTCGTCTCTCGTTACCATGGTATTTCATCTCCACCTAAATCCCAGTTGATGCGATCGTCTCCATCACGCACCATCCGCGTTACCTTCGCATTCGGAAACGCATTGAACGCATTGTTCAGGAAAGTCTCCGTCCAGTCAAACCTGATCACGCGCGCAGCATCCTCGAAGCTGTACACGATCCAGCTTGGATGCTTCTTTCGCAGCTCCGCCCACCCGTGCAATGCGAAGCACACGATCACGTCATCGATCTCCACGCAGTACGCGTGCGGCGGCAGCGGCTTGTGCCCTGCATCCTCCGCAGCCTTCTCCAAGACATCCCACGCCCTCATGAGCTGCGTTGCGATCTGATTAGTGCCGACCACGTCATCCGCATCCACACGCTCTCTGAGCGCCTCGTATGCCGCCTCGAAGCGGCCAGCTAAATCCGGAGACACTAAGTCCGGCAACGTGTCGCCCCACTTCGCGATCTTCTCTCTTGCCTTTTCATCGAGCGGACGTAACTGGCCCCATACGCCAGCACTGATCTTCGTCCCCTCACTATTCAACGTCCCTCTCGCCTTCGCTTCCCTATGGTTAGCCAGCGAACGCTTTCCCTTCTTTGCCATGCTACAACTCCTCCACTTTCCTCAGTTACTTTCACCTCAGTCCGAAGTTACCTCCTCAGTTACGTATATATACGTAATAACTGAGGAGGAACTAAAATCGGCCTCTTTTACCTCACTTCCTCACTCTACCTCAGTTGAACTGAGGAAACTGAGGAACTAGTGCAAAGTGCCGTTCGACCCCTCTCTAAGCAACGCAATATTCAGCGCCTTGGCCATCGTCACGTCGGTGTCGATGCCTTGCAGCACCTCCATCACGAATGCCACGTCATCACCCGCCGATGACATCATTGGCATCTCATCTGCGCACCACTCGATCACGGCGCCTCCGATTTCCTCGTCCCATACGATGCGCCCAAGCTCCAGCTTGTTTTCGTCTTCTTCTATTTCACGTATTGGCGTTGGTAGTGTCATTGTCACAGCTCCTTAAACTTAGCTATGTCAAAGTGTACCATAGGCTCGATGTCTTGTGGATCGTCTCGTCGCGTCGTGCCGCCGACCTCAACGTAAAAATCCTCGAGCGACGGCGGCAGCCGCACCATGCCGGCTTTGTCCGTCCACTGCACGGCTAGAAAGCACGGCAGCCCCGTCGTCATCGTTAGCAGGCGCGCCTGCGTCGCCTTGTAGAGCGACAGCATGTACGTCGGGTATGTGTTCATCGCGATCTTGCGTTGTCTGGCCTCGATGAACGCAACCGCTTTCCCGTCGCGCATCGCCATAAAGTCTAGGCTTAGCTTCATTGGCATCTTTGTGAGCATGCAGTTGTAGTGCTTCTCAATCTTTGCCGCGAGGCGGCGCTCGTTGTTGCGATCTGTTTGCGTTTCGTAAATGGGTCTAGTCATTGATCTGCTCCTCCAGCTCCTTAATGCGTTTCTGCATCCGCTTGCCATGCGCTGCGAGCTTTAGCGTTAGATGCCATAATCCGCGAATATGTAGTGACCCTTCCCTTGGCCAGTATAAATGATCCTTGCAGTGCATACTCTCGACGCCATCTGCGACCTCGATGCTGTCCTTGTACACTTCCAAGCGATCGTAGTAATAATCGAAATCTTTGCTCATAGTTCCCTCTCCAGTTGTCTGAGCCTGAACGCCAGCTCACGTAGCTGCTCGCTCATGCCTTTTTCGATGTGTGCGCTGAACAGCGGCCGGCGATCCTTTGCGCTATACGCCTGCCCAGCTATAAGCGCGAACGTCTTCGCGTCCGGCGCAATCTCGAATGTTATGTGCGCCACCTCAAAGTGCTCGCGCGGTGCGTCGGGATGACGTTGCTTAGATTTCTGGCTGTGACGGCTCATAATATCCTGCCTTTTGCAAGTTTTCTTCTGCCCACAGTGGCTGCAAGTTTGTGTAGTGAAAGCACTCGCGTTGCTGCTCTGGATCGCTCAAATCAAATGCGACGCAAGGCTTAATGTGATCAATATGCCAGTCGCCGTGATTGTCCCATGTCATGCCACTTAAAAATTGAGCTTCTAAATATTTACGCACTTCATTAATTGAGCACCCAAGCAAATTTATTGATTTATCACATTTTTCAGTTTTTGCGTGCTTGATTGCTGCTTTAATCCGCGCTGGTAAGGTTCTTCGTAATTTATAGTTTATGTCGACTTTTTGCCTATTCTGGCGATATACGTTTCGATTGTTGTTGATTTTTTGCTTCACCTCATCGCCGCATTTCTTTGCATAATCGCGATTATACTTCTTCCGATGCTCGCGCCAATCTGCATCTTCATTATATCTCTTTCTAGCGTGTTCGCGGTGGTAATCTTTACGCCCTAAACCGTTACTGTATTGCTGGCATCTCCTACTGCAATATTTCTTTACGCATCTTGGCTTCGTAAAAAAGTTGCAGCATTTTGGGTTTTTACACTTCTTAATCATCATCCTACCTCCGACGCGTTAATCCATTCCCCGACGACGACGCACTGCACGTCCCGCCCCTGCCGTTTATCTGGCCACTCCTCGACCTTCAGTACGTTTGTCTCGATCCACTTCTTCAGGATTGCCTTGGCGCGCGCCTTCTCGTGCTGCTTGTCCAAGTCTAGGTCGAGCTGCACGGCCACCGCATTGCCCGCCCACGACTTAGCGCGTGCATCTGCGCGCATTGGCTCGCCACGCTCCGCGGCAGCACCGATGAGACGCTGCACGGCCTGCGCGTCTTTTGCGCTAACCCCGTCGAATAAGTCTGGCATTTTAAACGGCACGCAGACGCCCACGTATTCACCGTTTGGCAGCTCCACCCCGTGCATACGCCGGTACAGCGCCTTTGCGGCCGGCGGTGCGAGGTTTGCCTTTCCGTCGTCAACGCGGAATATGCCGAGCGCCTCATGCTCCGACACGCCCAGCTTCATCGCGTCTTCTTGGCTAACACGATTGATGACGCGGGCGGCGCGAGCTGCACCGATCAACGATCCGGCTCCGCGGACGCTGTCGACCGTCGCGTCTTCGCCGTTTGACTTGCGGATGTGGTGCGTTAGCACAATCGCGGCGTCGGTCTTGTCTGCGACGTAGCGCGCCGCTGCGACCGCCGCGTTCATTGCGACGTTGTCGTTTTCGTTGATGTCGTTGAAGCCAACCCACGGGTCAATGATGACCAGCCCGATGTTGTGACGTTTTATCTTTTCGATCATGTACTCGAGCATATCTTCGTCCGTTACGATACCGTCACGCGTTTGCTTTGCGAACTGGATCATGAGATCACGGCCAGCGTCGAGGAATAGCTTGCCGCGTATGTCCTCCGGCTTGATGCCATAGTGGATGAAGATGGCCGCGAAACGTCGCTGCATTTCCTCGTATGGGTCTTCGCCGTTGATGACCCAGACGTTACACTGCTCACGCACCGGCTCCTCCAGTAGCGCCTTTCCCAGCGCAATGGCGCACGATTCTACTTGCTGCATGGATGTCTTTCCCACGCCGCCCATCGACGCCAGCACGCTAACGTATCCGCGGATGTAATGCGTGCCATATATCCAACGCCGCTTTGGTATCAGCGACGGGTCGATAACCTCGAACTCAGTTGGCCACTGGCGCTCGCTCTCGAGCTGTATCTGTTTGGCCTCTTCATAAAGTTGCGCAGTTGCTAGTGCTTCACGCAATTTTGTTTCTCCGGCCTCACGTAGGTAGTCGTTTGCGTCCTTAACGTTTTCCGCGTCTAACTGGTCGAAGCGTATGACGTGCACCTGCGTGCTTCCGTCGCCCTTCAGGACGTCGACGCACTTTTCGATGTCGAGGTCAGGGTCTGCGCATATCGTCACGTCTGAGGCGCGTGGAGGCGTGTACGTTGCCATTCCCGCCTTACCGAAGGTGCAGATAACCGCCGCATCGTCTTTGGCTGCCTGCCGTATGCTGAGCGCGTCCTCCGGCCCCTCGACAATGATGATTGGCTTGTCGCCTTGCGTTTCGCCGATTTGCATTACGTTGCCGGCGATCACGCCGCGCGAATATTTCGCAATGCCGTTAACCTCGCGCTTCTTTCCCTCTGGCGTTATGAGCACGCTCTGAATGCCCTCGATTTCGCCCTCCGGTGTTGTCGCCGCGAAGATAATCGCCGGCCCGTCGTATACGTTGGGGCTAAACTTTGCCACGTTGACCGCTGCGCTCGCTCTGAGGCCGCGTGAGTTGAGGTAAAGCAGCGCAGGCTTTACCGCGTCTAAGTTTTCTCTTGTGATCGGTACGGCGCGCTCCCACGCCTCCTGCGCCTTCTTGATTTTGTCTCTGCGGCTTTCCTCGTCGCGTATGATTAAGTCTTTACTTGCTAGACGTGCAACCAAACGCTCCAGTTCACTTGGTATATACGGCTGTATATCCGAGTTCTCGAGCTGCTTTGGGTTTTCGCCGCCGCGCTTAAAGCCGCTGCCAATAGTTGACTTTATCTCGAAATCCTTGAGCCCGATCTGACGCGCCGCCGCGTGCAGTTGCAGGATGGCCGCATCAATGTTGGCCGGCGACATGTGTGCGTGGCGTCCAATCGAGAATGCTGCTTTGTTTAGGTTTTCGTTTCTACCGCCCTTCATGGACGCGATGACGTCGCCTACTGCTCCATCGACGACCTTATTAAAATATGCTTCTGACATTCGCTTTCCCTGTGCGTCGTTGTACGTAGGGCGCCGCAGCGCCCCACGTTATTACATTTGTTAGAACCCGAAGTTATTGTCTCCGGCTGGGGCCGCCGCTGCGGGTGCAGGAGCCGGCG